GACTCTGACCAATGAGCATACCCTTTATCTTACGTATATCGGCATTATCTGGTCTATAATAATTTGTAATTTTTGTAACAAATTCAGCATCCGTCTGGTTCATCATGCTCGGCAACAATTTCATGTGCGCTTGTTCTTTGAGTGCCCGATTTATCATGGCGTGTTTTTTATTGTTTGTGAGCGAAGATCTTGAATACCAATTGTACCATTTTCTCAAACGCTCCACATTTATTACGAACCGGTTTGGTTTAGATGCGACCATATCAGCAAACTCTCTGAATGTTTTTTTCTGAACTCCTCCGAGTGCGTTAGCATACGACCTACTCATTTAATATACTAAATTATTTTAATTTGATTACACACATATCCACATCATATTACATTTTATCTATTTCACACCGACACATATTATAGAATTTTTCGGAACGCAAAGTTTCATCTACATCGTGAAAGGTTTTGAATTTGGGAGAACGTGGAATGAGTGAATGCTTGTCCCAAACCTTTTCCCAAAATACATTTGAAAACTTGTCCATCATAAATTTGTACAACTTGATATCTCTCATAGCCACCCATTCTTTGGTTGCCCATGGTTTTTTAGGCATTCGCCGATACGCGTGTTTAACACCCCTCATACTCAAACAATAATTATTTCCGCGGTCGTACCAATCTTTCAAACATCTTTCTAGGTCTTCTTTCGTAGTAGTTTGTCCTTCGAGTGTAGATAGAGCATCATTAGCATGAGATCTACACTCGTTGAATGTGAAGTTGTTCATTTTTGATATGAATATTACAAGGTCGACAGGTGACTTAGGAAAAATTAAAATATATATTTATACTAAATGAATATTTACCTCGAAATACTTTTGCGAGCACTCGGTGTATTCCTCGGCGTTTTCTTCACCGTGAGCTGGGGTAGAAAAAGCAAACCCGCGTGGGACGCGGCCATCATAGTATTGGTCATTGTCCTTGCCCTTTACTTGGCGTTTACCCGAAAGATGGAAAACTACACACCACCACCCATCGTGTATGACATGTAAACTCAGAGCTTACTCAAATATTTAGAACCCACGGTTCGCATGAACCGGTGTTTCTCAGCGCGGCTATCAAACGTGATCTTGAATCCATTTCCGTAATACGGTTTCGGTGGAACTTCGTAGTATTGTTCGAGTTCATCATCCGACTCGTTTTCAACCACGTAGTCCGGATCATCGTTTCGTGTTTTTCGCACTCGTCTCGTTCTCATTATTACTTACTCATGTATAGTAAAATTACTTTATCTAAGTTTAAAGACTTAATGCAATACATGTTTAATGAAGTCTGTCGTAATAGCTTTACCAGGAAACAAATTTTCAGGAGCGTTCTTACGAAATTGGTCAAATGCATTACTGTATCTCACTAACAAAGGATACAATGTACGAATGGTAAACGACTATAGCAGTTTCGTGCCATTTTCTCGTATGAAGACACTCGGGCTAGATAATCTCCGTGGATCTGAACAGAAGCCATTTAATGATGAGATCGATTATGACGTGTGGGTCACCATAGACAGTGACATATTCTTTATGCCGGATCAATTAGAGCGTCTCATAGAAGACACGGATACACATCCTATCATTTCAGGTGTTTATCGAATGATTGACATGAAACACTACGCAGCGGTAAAAACATGGAACATAGATTTTTTCAAGAAAAATGGTACATTTAAATTTTTGCGCGTGGAAGATCTCGAAAGTGCACCTAAATACATGAAGGTGGCATATAACGGAATGGGATTCATGGCAGTAAAACGTGAGGTTCTAGAAAAAATGAAATATCCTTATTTCCATAGGGAATTACAGGTTATTGAAATGTCAGATGGAACTATAATCCGAGATATGTGTTCGGAAGACGTAGCCTTTTGCAAAAATGCGAAAGACGCGGGTTACGATATTATGATAAACACAGAATTGATAGTTGGACACGAAAAAGAACTTGTTATTTAAAATCTGAGAACCATGGGAGGTAATGGCACCTCATCTATACTATTTTCAGAAGACGCATTTGATGATGTTGACGCACCCATTAAATTTTCTAGAAATGAGCGAGTATTAGATATAGGCACAGATACGTCTTCAAACCTAGCCATTCTAGATCTCACCAGATCGCGTTTCATTTGTGTTATTTCCTTTCGAAGAGTCTCATTTTGTTCCATCAGAGCGAGATAGTCATTTGTCAAATTAAGAATGTAATTGTCCCTAACGGTGTCTCCAGATGCATATAATCTTTTCAAATCGCGGCATATTTCTAGATACACGTTTTCTGGTATATCGGTCTTATGTTCATCGATGAGTGTCATTATATTTCGAATTGGATCCATTTTTAATTATTACAAACATATCTTTTATTCCCCTTCATTTTCTAACATGATGCGCAATCTTTCTTCTATGCTTTGTCCATTCTCAGGTAAAATCTCAAACTCCGCGTCTGCAATATCCGGGTCAAATATGTCTCCGTGATTCTCACATAATTCACATACAACACCTTCTCTGGGTGGTTCACCTACCGGGTGATTGTGGACCGGGACAACTTTTTTAACCGCAGCCTTCTTTACGCGAGGCTTTTTATTTGGTACAGAAGGTCCGGGTTCAGAAGAAGTCGTGGCTTCGGTCTGCCGTTGTTTATCGTGTTTCTCACAAACATCCTTTCCTTCTTTTGCGCGACATTTGCACCTGTTTCCACTTGAAGCTGCAATAGCACTGCATTGCACTTTGGGTGCAACCGGCGCCTTCGGCGTTCCCCGCTTCTTTGGTTTCATTTCTTCGCGCATGAGATCGATCTTTTCATGAAGCTGCACATTATCTGCACGAAGTATTTTAACTTCGTCGATGAGCGTTTTAACAAGATCAGTGAGGTATACAATTTCAGCCATTTTTAATGCTTTAATTTATAGTGCAACGGACACTGACTTAGGAATTTTTTTCTTATGGATTTTAATGATCAGTCGACCATTTTCACTCGTACTCATTGAAGCTATACTGATAGGTTTATTGACGCTCGCTATATATACAGGAGTTTCCAAATTAGTAAAAGATACACGAGCGCTCATATTGACAGGAGCACTCGTCCACCTATTTTTCGAGTATTCGCCTTTGGGAAATTTAAATGAAAGGTATTGTAAATATTTATTAAAAGCTTGATTTGAGTTCTAGGAGAGCTTCTACTACCAAACCTTCATCTAAATGTGTTTTACAAAAACCACACTTAGATGATTTGTGCCAACAATCTGGATATCGACACTTAGGTCTCGTCTTCATCACTGTCAAGGCTGCACTTTCTTCGCTTTCTTGCGGGTTCGTCTTCAAGTTCTTCAGTCGAAGATTCATAATCACGAATTTCACCTTCTTCTGTTTCCGACTCGGACTCGGACTCGGACTCGGACTCGGACTCGGACTCGGACTCGGACTCGGACTCGGACTCGGACTCAGTTTCCGTACCATATTCACCTTCACTTGGGTAATAAACACGTGGTAAAAGGTCTTCGAGCGTCTTCCAATCAACCCAATCGGTCAATTCATTGTGCTCAATGAAATTCTTGAAATCGAGTTTATCTCGGATACCCCAAGTGTTCTTGGCAATCGGAGACCAATAGGCATAGGAGTCATTATCAATTTCAGCGGGGTAAAGGTAAACGTCTTGGTTATCGTCGATAGCGGCGGATCCTTCTCTCACCATCTCACAATAAATGTCATACATGTGTTCAAGAAGACCATCATTCGACACAGAAGCGTCTTCAACGAAATTTTCGTGACCAAACGTCAAAAAATGAACTTGGCCGTATGACGCATACAACTTTTCCTTCATTATACCCATGTAACACAGGAAATCCCGACTGTTATTGGGTACCAAATTGCGCGGAAAGTTTTCTGCGCGAAGACCCCACACTTCAGTCTCTACACCAGTCATTCGGGTCATCAAATCATCCAAATAGGACAATCTGTTCAGTGACGCGCAATGCTTAACAAGTTCGGTGCTCAGGCTCATTTTCTCGTGATCTATATCATTTACGTTTGATTTGTTTAAGTGTGTTATTAAAAGTCAATTCTAGATGCAAGTCTACCAAATGTTCTCATCTTAAAAATACGCTCCCGCTCCTTAAAATCACGACATCTTTCTATAATTTCGTGAAGTCGAACTTGTGCTTCCATGAGTTTATCATCGTGTATAAATTCGGCGTGTCTCACAGTAGGACTCCATGTGTCAAATTTACTGTAAAAACGCTCCTTTTCAATATTCCGATTTTCAATTTCTTTGTATCGTTCAATTTCAGAACAGCACATCATGTATTCATTCATGCGCTCGTTTAAAGTTTGAATTTTTAGTTCATGCATTCTCATTTTAACGAGATCAATAGCTGGATCATACATTGAAGAGGGTTCTTCTCCGTAAATCTGATTGACTCGAAGAGTTTTCAATATTATACCCAGATCTCTGAGCCCCATTTCGTAAATGGAGTGTGTGGTATTTTTTTGGTGCATCCGGACACCTTGTCTCTTGTTGGATGACGGTTTTCCAAATTTTGATTTGGACGTCTGTACAGAGAGAATTCGTGGCTTGGCAAAATGCGAGGCGGAAATCATGGGTCGTGCAACCATCTTGCATCATATACTGACTATTCCTTTATAAGCCTTTGGAAATTCAAGTGTAACCTCTTCACCTGCCTCGTTTATGGCAGTGACTATTTCGTATCTTTCTTTGATATGTTCCGTTTTAAGATCGTATTTTATTGTCTTAGGTACGAAAATATTAAACAATCTATCGTATAGACTCATTCTTCTTTATTTCTACTGAGATGTTCTTCTTCGAGCTTTTTCTTCTCACTTTGAACGACTCGCAAAAATCTCTTTGGGTGTTCTGTAAAATTAGACCACCTAAAATCGTCAATTGAATATTCGATATATTCCGGGATATGTGCCGTAAACACAATTAACCCTTTGATAACTTTGTAGGTCCAAGTAGTTGCAAGTGCGTAACAGAAAGCTCTTGGGTAAAGCCACCACATTTATGTGTTTATCAACCTCTTTTTTTATCTAACTTAAATACAAGATGAATCTTCACGAAGTACCAAAGAAAGTCCAGTACATAACAATAGATTCAGAATTCGTAAATGGGTCGAATAATACATTTACGATTGACTTTTCTTTAGATTCAAACGTACACATGGAAGACATGACTAAAGTTATAGGATTTAAAATAGTCGATTTCTATGTTACACAGATAGGTGAAAATGACACGACAGGTAGCACGAATGTATCCAAGTATGTAGATGTCATTTGCGAAGACATACCCAAAAGAGCCCAAATATTGGACGAACGAAATGGACAGATACTCGCTAGAATACCATTGGAAAGAAGCTTCTCCGGTAGTAATTCATTCATACTTAGAGACAAACAATGGAGATCATTTAACAGAGAAACGTCGCTATTTAACCCAATATCGATACAGAAGACAAATTTCAGGTTGTACGAATCACAGGGTGACGGAGATTATGAACTATTAAAACCAAATGTATCATTTTACATGATAATAGAAATCACTACCATAGATGTCAAAGAAAAACCTAGAAACAAAGAAATTCAAATATTACAGGCATTAGATCGACTCATGGACAAGATAGATGATCTCAATCACAACGTCAAAAAACTACCTGACGCAGAAGACTTGGAGAAAGCTAGAAAGGAAACAAAAAAATACCCATTTAGCTATCTCATAGTTTTAGTTATATTGATTTTAGGTGGTGTTTATTACATTACTTCAAAACAGTCTCCCCCTCCTCAACCTTCTTTTTAGTTCTACGAACAACCTTCTTCACAGGCTTCGGCGTTTCTTCAACTGGAACTGGAGCTGGAGCTGGAGCTGGTTCAGCCTTCTTGGCTGGAGCTGGTTCAGCTTTCTTGGCTGGAGCTGGTTCAGCTTTCTTGGCTGGAGCTGGAGCTGGAGTGCTATCGAGTTCATCAACCAAACGCATCAACAATCCATACACATGCTTCTTGTTGATTCGAAGGGTCTTCATCTCATCGCGAATTTCTTGTCTGAGAGCTTCCATTGTAATATACATAAAGGAAATATTATCTTTAAATGTAATGCTCGTCATAGGCCCAACTCTTCTGAGTGGAATCGGTCAACATGCAAAAAAGTATACCGAACTCTTTCCTGACTGGAAATACGTTCAAATAACAGAAAATATACCCACGTGTGAGAGAGCATTTATATTTGCATTACCAATTGATTTCTGGTTCAAAAAGATCCCCGAGCTCAAGCAAAAAATAAAACACCTTCACTGTATGACTGTGTGTGAAACCGAAACGGTACACGAAGATTATGGAAAACTATTTGAATTCTTCGATCGAATCGCGGTACCAAGTGAGTTTTGTAAGAAAGTTCTTTCGAGGCAATTTCCAAATACTAAATTCTATGTCGTTCGAGCACACATTCCACACAAGGATGTATATACGTTTTATCACATTGGAAATATCATGGATCAACGAAAAAATTTTAGAGACATTCTAGAAGCATTTGTTCGCCTGAATAAACCTGATTCAAAACTCATAGTAAAAGCTACATGTAATCAGCCAGTCAAAATAAACTTACCAAATGTCGAGGTGATAAACGGTCTCATATCGGACGAGGAAATGGATAAAATACACAGAATATCAGATTGTTACGTGAGTTTTTCCAATTCAGAGGGTGTAGGTATGGGTGCGGTAGAAGCGGCAATGCGCGACAAACCTGTGATCGTCACAAATTATGGGGGTGCACCCGAATATGTGAAAACACCTTATACGATTGATTGTGAACTTCAAGAGTTGCAGAATGACGACTTCTTGTTTAAGAAAGGTATGCAATGGGGCAAACCAAACAAAGAACAACTCTTGGAGTTCATGAATGATGCGTATGAAAAACGATTGAGACACATGGATCATTCACACACAAAACATCTAGTTGGGAAAGAACACGTCTCACAGCAATTCATCAATGATGTAATTGGTAAGGAGAACAATGAGACCCGTGAGAATAGCACCTGAGGCAATGGCACCCTTTTGAGCTATCAACATGGACACGATGTCATCAATAAACCCAATGTTTGTGGGCTTTTTAATATTTTCGGGGACAATCTTAGCTATGACAACATATAAAGCCATCGATATTACAACTGGTCTCAATGTTTCTTGATCTAACATTTATAGTACACTAATATTTTATCTTCGGTTGGTGTTTTCTACAGAAACCATTGCACACCGCTTTAAATCCACATGGCTTGCCAGCCAGCGTCACTGCTTGGCAAGTGTGTACAGCATGTCGCTTTTCTACAACTTTTTCGGGAGCTTTTTCTATGACCTGAATAACTCGACTCTGTTTGTCTTTTCTGAGTTGTGCGTATTTCTGTTTCATCTTCCAAGTCGCATTTGCGAGTTTTTTACATCTATCGGTGGGTGAATCCACTCGGTACATGCGCATGGCATCGGCGAGGCACTGTTCGTAAGACATATTTGTAAGTCTATGATTATAAGAGTGGATATCTCAACTTAGGTATTCGATTACATATTTTTAAACCATATGGGCATGGTATATCTAGTTTTACCCGAAACTTTATTTACCCCGTGTATGTACCCTATATTGGAAGGAAATAAAAGCAATTTGCCTTTCTCTGGTTTTATCTTTACATCCAAATAAGGAAAAAATGTTTCACCTCCTTCGTAATCATCATTGAGATACAACACACCTGTGTAAATTCGCTCTTCACAATTTTCAAAAGGTTGACCCGTAATTACGTCTAATACATCACAATGCGGGTTCATATGTTGTCCATCGTACCATGTGACAACATCGACGTGTTCTACGTCTATATTTTTCCTAAATAATTCTCGCGCTTTATTCAACATCTTATCTCTGACATCTTCTAATACAGAACGCGACGGAAAATCTTTTAAGAGTCTCACTCTACCTTTATAGAATGGAAGTGCATCTTTATCGGGTAAAGTGGGTGTGTGTGGTATTTCACCTATTATCAAGTCACATATATGGGAAGGTAAAAAGTTAGTTATTTCGTGTATTTCCATTATTAAATATAATATTAGTTTAGTGTTTTAAATGATTTTAGTTTTGCACACGGGAATTATTCATATTTAATTTATGTGTGTGTGTACAATTAGATCATGAATACCACCAACGATTGACTGCAAGATAAAAAAGTGAAATGCGTTTTGGATGGTTTCTGCGAAAGTGTTCATGTTTGATTACAAATAATCGGGGGTCTTGAACCTACTTAGGAACTAAAAAAATGCGGATCTATCATGTATTTCAAAAAATTCCTTTTCCGTTTCGAGTAATTCGAGACCGCGCTTCACCCGTCTTTCGATCCAGTTTAGTTTTGACTCAATCACTACACGACGAGCCCCCTCTGTTGGGAATATGGAGTTGAAAATATGGAAATCTAACACGGGATTTTCTATACGCGCACCCTTTTTAACATTGTCATCTTTTGTCAGAAGTTGGATATTCTTGTGATTAAATATGCGAGTCCACTGGTCAACATCATTCATGTTCTTGTCAACATACAAGACCTGCCTTGGTATAATCTCATCTATTTCAAATGGGCGCCGCTGTGAAACAATATCGTCCCACGTGACCGCAGAAAAGACAATACCATATCTAATGCGCATATTTTCCATGAGACGCATGATAAGTTCATCTCTACGCATACCAATAAGTGGCTCATACTTATCGTAATTTTTACCATGTCTAACTGCATTGCTTAGCTTGGTGCGCAGATCATTTGACCATTGACGCCCCGCATATTGTGTGTAACAGTGCAAACAACCACAAGACGGGACCTGTGCATACCCCCGTAATCCATATTGAAAACGCTCAGAATTAAGAATGGAGTTACAGAGCGGTCGACATACCGATTTTCTAACGCTCGTGACAGAGACTGTTACCATCGCACTCCCGTCTTCTCGCATTTTGATGGATACAACTCTAATCTCAGTTTTATTATGTGTCCACATTTGACCAATTTCTAGGGTGAGACTCGATTTTGGTACAACTGTCTTGGTTTGTTTCGTCAATTTTGTTGAATTTGGTACAACTGTCTTGGTTTGTTTCGTCGACTTCACAGATTTCACGGATTTCGTAGAGTTGTACTTTTTAAGTTTAAGTCTACTCATCGCTTCTTCACGCAGAACAGCCTTTCGCTCGGGTGTGAGTTCTTCACCTTTTCGCACATAGTAGGGTTTTATACAGCACCCAGATGGACATCCGTTGGGTGCAAACCGGCACTTCGGACAGCCCCGGCCGTTCTCATATGGCAGCATGACTATAATATAAAATCTTAAGTTAATTCTCACTTAGGATCACAAAAGTCATTAAATTTTATGAATCAAAGACCTCTACCTTTTTTTAACAAAAACAGCCTAAGTGAAAGCCGCGTTTATTAAAAATCAAGTAAAATGAACTCCTCAATGATGACGTATTCATCTATCTGTAAGCGTGTGACCGTTAACCTCTCTGAAAAACAGCGTGAACTCCAGAAAATTCATCAAAAGAAATTTAATCTGGGTGTCGAAGAAAACCAACTTGAAGATGAAAACTACCTCCATGAAAACCAACGTGAAATGGCCACCGAAATTAGGGAGTGTTTCGACGATCGTTCTACACTGTTTGTGAGCGGAATCGCACCATGTCAATCTGGTAAGACGGGGACAATGATAGCCCTCGTAGGCGAGCTCATGAAACATCAGGGGATCCTACTTGAAAACATATTCCTCATTACCGGCCACAGCTCCAAATCATGGGAAGAACAGACAAGAACCCGACTTCCGGATTGCCTTTCAGGTCGAGTGTTCCATCGAAACAGATTGAACCAATTCCAGGTGGAAGTTTCCGGCAAAACAAATGTTCTAATTATAATCGATGAAATGCATATCGCGGCCGGGGATAAAAAGACGGTATACGACATATTCAAAAATCTGGGATATATGGATAGTAAAATCCTATACGAAAAAGATATCAAGATTGCGGAGTTTTCGGCCACGCCGGACGGTGTGATTGCGTCAAGAAAACAGTGGAGCACAGACCAGCACAAAATCGTACAAGGTAACCCTGGATCTGGTTACATATCTCACGCAGATTATCTTAAAAATGGACGAATGATGCAATCGAAAGATTTGTCTGGGTTCACAAAAAATAAAGACCTAGCCGTGTCAAAAGTCTCAAAAGATCGAGCTATGCAAAATGTCGCTGATCTAGCAACATCAATAAAAGAATATCATGGACCAAACAATCCCCTGTACCATATCATTCGTATGCCACAAAAAACGGAGGCTCAAGCTATGTTGAAAGACAACATATATAAATGTACTCAAGGCGAATTTAATGTACTGACGTGGGATGAATCAAAGGAAGAGATATCCTGTCTCGACACACTCCTACAAGTCAAGCCATCAAAACACACTTTTATTCTCATAAAAGAGATGCTGCGCTGCGCAGACACCATCGAAAAAAAGTTTATTGGTGACGTATACGAAAGGTATTCGAAGAACCCATCGGACTCAGCGCAAATACAGGGTCTCGCAGGTCGAGTATGCGGATACAACGTACCAAACCACATCCGCGTTTATGTAAACGTAGCTTCCATAAAAAAGTACATTGAGTTGTGTGAAGGGAACTTTGAAAACATCGAAGATGTTAAATGGAAATCAACAACCACGGGTAAAGGAACCTACGCAGATAATGAAAACTATTCCTCATCCAGTAAATCGAGTGATAATACTGAAATTGGCTACAAATTGTTTGATGATAGCGAACGCCAAACGTCACTCCCAAAATTCTGCAAGGAACATTTACATTGGACGCCGAAAGCTGATGCCGGACACGAAATCAAAGAATTTGAAAAACACACGTCACGCGATATCATAACAAGAAAATGGGGGTTAAACAAAACCAAGACAGCGCGCCGATTGGCCAGGGGGATCGATGGAAAATGGGTTGTATATTGGCTCAAAGAAAAGTTCCCCGAAGTACCTAGCGACGAATAGAAATTTGTAATCAAAATCAAAGACCTCTACCTTTGTTTTCAGAAAACAGCTTAAGTGAGAGCCTCGTTTATTAAAAATCAAGTAAAATGAGTGAAAGCATCCAAAAGCTTACCCACGTGGAGCATATCTTGAAGAGACCAGACTCATATGTTGGTCCTGTTGCTCGCGTTGGTGAACAGTATTGGGTCAAGGAAGGCGACGGATTCGAAAAGAAAACCGTCATCTACGCACCCGCGCTTCTCAAGATTTTTGACGAAATTCTTGTCAATGCCATCGATCGTAATTCACTCTATCCGAAACAGGTAACGTCCATCTCCGTCAACATAGACCGCGAGAAAGGTGAAATCAGTGTTGAGAACAACGGGCCTCTCGGGGGTATCGCGGTCAAAGAACACGAAAAGGAGAAGATTTGGAATCCAGAACTCACGTTCGGGCATCTTCTCACGAGTACCAACTACGACGATTCGCAACAGCGTGTTGTTGGTGGTAGAAACGGGTACGGTGCGAAGCTCACGAATGTGTATTCGAGCAAATTCTCCATCAAAATCAAGGATTCCGAAAACAAGACGACATACACACAAGAGTGGACAGATAACATGAAGACGTGTGGAAAACCGAAGATGCGTAGCTACTCGGGCGCGACTTCGAGTGTTTGTGTCACGTTCACACCGGACTGGTCTCGGTTTGGTATGAAAGGAATGGATGATCACATCTTCAAAATCTTTGAGAAGCGTGTCTATGATGCAAACATCTGTACCACACCGGGGTGTAAAGTCAAGTTTCAAGGTGAAGCGCTTCCGAAGACTGCTTTTAATGAATACGCCAAGATGCACACAAAATCTGACGAAGTTTGCTTGTTTACGTCGGATAGATGGTCTGTGTGTGTCGCGCCATCTGAAGATGGATTCGAACAAGTGTCCTTCGTCAATGGTATTTGTACCACGAAAGGTGGGAGTCACGTAGACCACGTGGCGGGTATACTCGCATCCAACATCATCGAAGACATGGCCAAGAAGATCAAGCTCAAACCCCAACAAGTGAAGAACGCATTCATGGTATTCGTGAAAGCAACGCTCGTGAATCCAACCTTCAGTAGTCAGGTCAAGTCCGAGTGTACACTCAAACCACAGGAATTTGGGAGCAAATTCGAGCCTACGAAGAAGCTCATCAAAGATATTCTCAAGACGAGCGTTCAATCCGAACTCATGGCGCTCTCCAAATTCAAAGAGATGAAAGAACTTCAAAAGTCCGATGGTGCGCGAAAGTCTAAAATCACCGGTATACCAAAGTTGGATGACGCAAACAAGGCTGGGACGCAACAATCTGGAAAGTGTACGCTCATCATCACGGAGGGGGATTCTGCGAAATCTCTCGCAGTCGCGGGTCTTTCTGTGGTTGGTCGTGACTATTATGGGGTATTTCCACTTCGCGGGAAGTGTAAGAATGTGAGAGACGCATCCGTCAAACAACTCACAGAGAACAAGGAGTTCAGTGATCTCAAGAAGATTTTGGGTCTTCAACAGGGCAAGGTATATACCTCACTCAGTGAACTCCGCTACGGTCGTCTCATGATCATGACGGATGCGGATACGGATGGGAGTCACATCAAGGGTCTCGTGCTCAACATGATTCACTACTTTTGGCCAAGTTTACTCGACCTAAATTTCGTGGTGAGCATGGTCACACCCATCATTAAGGCGACCAAGGGTTCACAAACCATGTCGTTCTACACCGATTCTATGTTTAGAATGTGGTATGGAAACGGGAGACCTGGATGGAAAATCAAGTACTACAAGGGTCTCGGTACCTCGACGTCAGCCGAAGCTCGTGAGTATTTCAAGAACATCGAAAAGCTCACGGTCAAGTTCGACACGGATGAGAAGACAGATGACTCTATCGTTCTCGCATTCGACAAAACAAAGGCTGATTCTCGTAAGACGTGGCTTCTCGAGAGCACCGAAAAGCAAGGGTCTGATCTAGAGATCGCGTATGGAAACGTGGATAGAATCAACATCACGGAATTCGTACACAAAGATCTCGTGAATTTCAGTCTCGCAGACTTGAAGCGTTCCATCGCACACGTGTCTGATGGTCTCAAGCCTTCACAGAGAAAGGTCATGTATTCGTGTTTCAAGAAGAACTTGACCAGTGAAATGAAGGTGGCGCAGTTGGCCGCATATGTCGCAGAGACGTCTGCGTACCATCATGGTGAGGTGTCTCTCGCGGACACGATCGTAAAATTAGCACATAATTTTACCGGGTCAAACAACATCAATCTTCTCGAGCCGTGTGGTCAATTCGGTACGAGACTCATGGGTGGTAAGGACGCGAGCCAAACGAGGTACATCTTTACGAAGCTCACAAAGGATGCGAGAAAGCTCTTCGACGCAAAAGATGATGCCGTCTTGAAATACCTCGATGACGATGGTAAGCCTATCGAACCGGAGTACTACGTCCCAATTTTACCTACCGTGTTAGTCAACGGTACAGAGGGTATCGGTACGGGATTCAGCTGTTACGTACCACCTTTTAATCCAAAGGATATCTGTGAAAACATAGAACGGGCTATTTCTGGACAGCCGCTCAAGGAAATGAAACCGTGGTTCGATAAATTCAAAGGTCGTGTCTTCAAAAATGAAGAAGGTTTCTGGATCACAGAAGGTGTTTGGTCAACAAACAGTGCCGGAACCAGCATCAAAATCACCGAACTCCCACCGGGTAGATGGACACAAGACTACAAGGAATACTTGGATACACTCACCGAGAAGAAGATTATCTCAGGCTTCGTGAATAACAGTACCACAGAGGATGTGGATTTTACCATCACTGGGTATTCTGGAAAGAATCTCATCAAGGATTTTAAGCTACAAAAGTCCTTCCATGTGAGTAACATGCATTTGTTTCACCCAACCAAGGGTATCAAGAAATATACGAGCCCAGAAGATATTTTGGTAGATTTCATCGAGATTCGAATGGATACATACAAAAAGAGAAAACAACATCTCATCACAGTTCTAAAGGAGAAGACTAAGAAGCTTGAAAATATGTCTCGTTTTGTGAATGCGGTCATCAATGAAAAGATTGTGGTGTTCAAGCGCAAAAAGTCCGACCTCGAATCCGAGATTTCAAATACATACGATAAGATTGATGGATCATATGACTATCTGCTCAACATCAAGACGTACCAATATACAAAAGAGGCTGTTCAATCACTGTTGGACGAAACTAAGAAATCAATCGAAGAGCTCAAGCAACTTTCGTCGACAACTCACCTCGACATGTGGAAAACGGATTTAAAAATATATAAGCAATAAGTAGTATGTGCGATAGATCTGGTCCAAACACCGGTGCAGCACTCTGTCTCTCCGCTATAGGTGGACAGGACACGTACCTTTTGGGAACAGATTCACTCTTTAATTACAAACAGAAGAGACACGCCGAATTTAGGAAATTTCATAGAAGTTTTAATATAAACAAACCATCTACTGCATCGGGCAACTGGCCGTTCGGCGAAACTGTCAAAGTGACATTCAATCCACAAAACATGGGTGATTTATTGTCAAATATGTACATTCGTGTAAAGTTACCCGCTTTATCTAACACAGATTATAACTACCCAGACAAGGTTGGGAAGCATTTATTTAAAAGTATAACCATGCGTGCAGATGAAACTGTGCTAGAGGTATACAGAGATGATATAGGTTACTTGTACGATGAATTGTACTTGGATCACTCCGAACACGTAAGTAGAGAGTACACAGACAATAGGTTTTTAAATCGTGTCACTATCGTGTCCGATTCTCTTAAGAATGTCAGGATATCAGACACATTCGTGTATGTACCTATTCCATTTTTCTTTTCTAGAAGTTATGAATCTTCGGACTACGAAACAAATGTACACAATAGACCTTATTTTCCGCTGTGTGCAATGAATAAACAAAAGCTTGAATTTGATATTGAATTCAGACCACAGTCATTTTTTACAGATGATCCAGTCGACATAACATTAGATGGATTCGACATAGTCACCGAAGAAATTACAGTCACACAAGAAGAACGTCTATTCTACACGTCAAATAAATATGAAATGATAACTGACATCTTTCAAACGCACCCAAAAATAGATACTGAACCTGGTAAAGATAAATTAAAGGCTGAACTCACACCACAAGGTAGGGTGAAAACCTTGCACTTCTTTTTCAGAAACAAACTATTCGAAGACGATAGCGTGTCTAGTAACACGAGTGTAGTAGGTAACAGTTCCACTACAGATCAAAAGTATCATTACTATCACAACCGTTTCAATTTCACACCATTTCCATCTTATGTGAAATCAAATGATTCTATTTCAGATGACGTAGCCATTGATGCAAAATTATATATAAATGGCGAAGATCTACCAAACATTAATAAACCCGACTCACATTACTATAGATATCTCACCACATTGAATCACAAATTCCATAGTACACCAAGAAACATATATACATACAGTTTCTCCATGAACCCAAGAAATGTAGATCCATCGGGAAGTCTCGATTTTACAAACATCAAAAACAGTCGAACAACTATAGAATTTACATTAAACCCATACTACGGGGTAAATGAAGAATATACGTGTCATATATATTACACAACTTATACTACTTTCACTTTTGAAAATGGATTTTTGACTACCAGAGTTGAACCGATTTCGTATTCTGCAAACATTGAAGAATATGGAATAAGTGCATCAGATGGGGTAGAAAGTGAAGTAAGGAACATAGGAGGAGTTGATATGATAGTATCATTTCCCGAATAACACACCCTTATTTTCTTTTATGTATTTTATGATACCATTTTTTATACACCATTTGATGAAATTGAGCTGTGCAACAGTCGTATTAATTTCATCATCTGTGCCGGGTATCTTGTATGAAATTTTGTCGGATCGACAAAACGGATCAAATAATTTTTTGCTATATCCATCTAATGTTGATTTGTAAGCACAGTGCACACTGAAAATCTTACCATCAGTTGTTTTGTACATCAAATTCATCTTTTTAGAATAGTTAGTGATAAACCATTCCAAATTTCTAAGGGAGATACCACCAGTCTTTGACAGAATTTGCGTGAGCATTTGTCCATTTTCTGGTGTACCATAAAACGTATCAATTGATTTTAGTAGGATATCCGATTTCCTCATATTACATCATAAGCCGCAAATCTCTAAATTGGTTACTACTAGATGACTCACATGCAGGGCATCCAGGTTTAAATAATGGGGGTAATGGATGATTATGTCTCGCCGAACCCCCAACATTTACAGGTTCATGCAATTTTGTAGAATTTACATGTGATAAACAAAACCCATCGTGACTCGCCTTTCTAGTACACGGTTGACCACCCTTTTTGATACCTAAACAATATCCACCTGGATTGGGTAAGTCCCTCAATAATAATTTTAGAGGTATGTTATGAATCGTGGATATAGACTGCGCGTACAATAGCATTCTCTCATGACATACCTTTTCCACCTCATCCTGAAAAACTCGGGACAAGTTTTCAGAAATCCTCATCCTTACTACATTATAGAGCTTAATTTTTAAATGGGAGTTCGTCGAGGGGTGTCTCCTGTTTCTTCTTTGGTCTTCTCTTTGGTTTAATCTTCGTAAGAAGTTCCCCAAAAATCTCTTCCTTTGGATCTTCAAAAAGTGGTTCAAGTAGATCACACACTGGATTAATGAACTTATTCATGAAGTAATACTCGTAATCGATTGGAATGTTATTGTCTTTCACATACTTTGGATCTTCTGATTTCTCAAAGGCTTTTGCCTTTGGATCTTCCGTCTTGACCAGAATATAAGGCACTCGGTCACCTGACTGCGGTTCTGATCCAGGTTGTCTCTCGCGCATTTTTCTCACGACTTGTACGTGGGCTTGATTAATGTCCCTGATTCCTGGGCTGTTTATGGATACATTCTGACCCTTAACCTTATACGAATCAGATAAACTCTGTGAAAGCATAAGCTTTTCGTTAGGTACATCACCCTCAATGAGTTCGATGGCTCGCTGGAGTGCGAGTGCTTTCGGGGGTTCAGTATCACTACTTTCGAGCACTACATCTAAAAGTTCTTTACACACCTCTCGCACGTGTGCTGTGTTATCACGTCTCACGAGCTGGAGACCCTTCACATCTATGTAGTCCATATTCATTTTTCCGTCTTTTCCTTGTGTCCAGAGTTTAGCGGCGTACCGTTTCTTGCTATACAAGAAATAAGGCCAATAAACCTTTTCAAGTTCCAAATTATTTGGTTTTTTGAAGAGTGCAGTACACTCTTCAGCGGCGCGCTCACCAATCTCCCAACTGTACTCAACGGCTTCAATACCCTTGCGATCACCCACATCAAATTCAACCATGACACTATCGGTGTCACCGTACCTCACTTTCGCACCCGGAAAGTTCTTTTCCACGTACTCCTTTGTTTCATCGATCATACTTCGCCCCTTTGTAGTGACAGTAGACGCGATGTTTACACACGGAAGCATACCCTTAGATGCACCAGTAAATCCATACACAGAGTTCATACTAATTTTATAAGCTAATTGCTTACCATTATACATAGCTTTGAGTGCACCCTTTGATGCAGCCATGTCCTTCTTCGCTTGTTTTCTGAACTGTTTCAATTCAAGAAGAATACTCGGCAGAAGCGTGGGTACACCTTGTGCGAATTTACATGTGCGTTTTGTAGGTGGTTGCCCTTCAATCTTATTTGGGACGGGAATCTCGAATGTTTCATATACAACACCAGGTACGTTTTCATATTTTGGATCCATCACGAGACTCGAATAACACAGATTATGTGCCATCATGATCGAAGGATACAGGCCTTCAAAATCCAGAGCTGTAATTGGTTTGTAGTACGCACCCTTCTGCGCCTCCAAAACAGTTGCACCTTCGTAGCCTTGATCACCGAGTTGTCCGTACTGAATTGTTGGAACCATGAATCCCATTTCCCTTGCCTTCTTTGTCAGTTGACTAAATACCTTGATTTGCTGCCCCCGTTCCACCAAATAACATAGTGGTACCCATGTCGCTTTCGCCATTTCCAAGAGGTTAATCAAGATACACAGTTTAGACAAAAGTCTGTGTGGAAGAAGAGTATCCTTAATACAATACTCAGCAACTTCCCGCAATTTTACCGGGTCACCTTCCCTGTATCGAGCAAACATCTCTTTCGCGGGCATATCAATTTTATTGTCCCCGAGATACAGTTTAGACACATTATCTAGTTTATACGAATCGAGTTTGTACCCTTTCTTCACCTCGTGGAACAAATCGAAAATAAATCGCCCAGGCATACTCACAAGTTTCAAATCGTTATCACCCAGTGCACTCGAAGACAATTTCTTAAGTGTGAGTTCACAATTGTGTCCCCGAAGTTTACTCAATTGAAAAAATTTAGGGTTACATTTAGTGACGATAGCTCGTTTCATCAAATACTCGAGATCAAAACCAAAAATGTTCCACCCAGTAATGATATCCACATCCTTTTCGTGAAGATATCGTTGGAACGCTTCAAGCATTTTACCCTCTGTATCGAACGATATGATGTTACACCCTTCAAGCTGAGAATCCGTTTGTTTATAACACAAGCATGTTTTATCATACGGTTCATCACTCCCAAACTTACACAGGGAAATAGCAATTTGAAAACACGCGTCACCCTCTATGTCTGCATCAGGAAATTTACCCGTAGAACTGTTACACTCGATATCCACTGATGCTACTACAAATGGTGCAGTCTCCGGATCTTCCACGGGTTTAAGGTTTCTCCAATTTTTACATTCAAGATCAATTTCAGTGTGTGCATTGTATCCCTGGACGCAATCATCACCGCTATCGAGCCACCCAGTAGACTGAATACCAGTTCTATGCATAAGCCTCAAAACTGGATCCAAGTTTGATTCATATAATTTCAATTTAAGTGTTTCATCTGGGAGAGGGCGTCTGAGACGACCGGCAACCATGCGCCTCGAAGCTAGATTCTTGAAAAACAACTGAAGATATGGAAACTGCTCATTATTTTGAAATCCCCATACATCTTTACGGTGTATAGTGTTATAACTTGTGAGACAACCAGGACACATCTTTTCAATTTTGTTGTAAATGATCTGAACCCGTTGCTGCGTCACATTCTTAGGAAGCTTCACGAATAAATATGGAGTGAATGCCGTCGTTACACATACAGATTTCCCTTCTTTTGTCTTACCAAAAATACTAATCAAGTGCTCATCATCCGTATCTTTAGTCTCCCAGGTGAGTGCTTGGAAGACGACCATACTTCGTTATGTACCTAAAATTTTAATATCATTTAATAATAATTATGTCAGCTGCACTTGTCGATCTCGTTTCAGTCGGAGCTCAGGATGCGTACATCACTGGTGAACCCCAAGTCAGTTTCTGGCGCCAAAACTACAAGCGTCACACGAACTTTGCAATCAAACCAGAGCGCATGGATTACATCGGCACTTTCAACGGAGGCAATGAAGTCGTTGTCCCAATTCGCTCGAAGGGTGACCTTTTGAGTTATGTATGGGTCGAACACCCAGATATCACAGAAGTTGGTGTCAACAACACCGGATTCCACTCCACCGATGACACGTCTGTCACCGAATTTAGCTTGCACATCGGTGGCCAAGAGGTGTGTCGCATGGATTCTCTCTACGTACAAGGCGTCCATAATGTTCTTCTCAGAGACAACCAATCCAAGGCTTCGTGCGCCGTGACCACCTCCGAAATCGCAGACAACGCGAAGGGTGTCAGTGGCAGCGCCGGTGATTACTACATGATCCCATTCTTCTTCAGTGAAGACTGGACTAAGTCTCTCCCATTGGTCGCTTTGCAATACCACGAAGTTGAACTCAGAATCAAGTGCCGCACGGGTCTCACCAACCTAGGTGCAGTGCCAAAGATTTACGGTATGTATGCTTACTTGGACACAGCGGAAAGAGAACATTTCACTGCCCAAGAACACGAAATGCTCATCACCCAAGTTCAATACCAGCCAGCTACCAAGACCGACACCTCCATCGATCTTACGTATTTCAATCACCCAGTTAAGTCTCTCCACTTGACCACTTCGAATGTGTCCGGTACCGGTTGGACGAATGATTACAGCTTCGGAAGCGCTTCTTTGTACATCAACGGTCTCGCACTTTTCGAAAACATGTCTAACACTTTCCACCACAACGTTGTTCACGAAATGCACACCACCACTTTGGCTCCATCTTCCCTCGATGCACTCCCATTGTTCTCTTGGCCATTCTGTCTCACCATGAACAGGTCCCAGCCAAGCGGAACACTTAATTTCTCTCGAATCGACAATGCGAAATTGACCATTCAAAATCCAAAGTCCGATGCCAGAGAAGGCTTGTACAGAGTGTACGCGGCGAATTACAACATCTTGCGCATCAAGGATGGCATGGCGGGCATTGCATTCTCCAACTAATTTAATTACCAGAAGAACCAAAACCACGTTCGCCTCTTTGCGTCTGCTTTAGTTCTTCAACCTCTTCTATGAGGGGCGTTTCACATCGCTCCAAAATCATCTGAGCAATTCTATTCCCCTTTTTAATGACGAACGGTTCACTCCCGTGATTAAATAGGATCACCTTCAATTCACCAGTAAAATCTGGATCAATCACACCCGCTCCAGTCTGTATACCATGTTTTAATGTAAGTCCGGATCTAGGAGCTATTCGCCCATAAACGCCATGTGGAAGAGATGCACAAACACCTGTACTCACGAAGGCACGTTCAAGGGGCGGAACCATGATTTCTTCCATACTATATAAATCGTAACCTACCGATCCCGGTGATGTTCTAGTCGGAATGATAGCATCCGGGTGCAACTTCTTAATTTGAAGACTCATGAATTACATTGAATCTAAATCTTTATGCGTGTATATAATATATGCTACCACTTATCATAGCACTAGGAGGTATAGCCATAGCGTATACATTTACAGGGGAAAACCTCGTATCTTCAGAAGAAGCTAAAAAAATGATAAAGTCTGGAAAGATAAAAAGGGTCATTGATGTTCGAACATACGTGGAATACAAAATGGGTCACTATCCACGAGCTTTACACTTACCCGTAAACAAGATGAATAAAAAGACGGTTTCAGAACTCCCAAGGAAAGGTTTGCTCGTCTACTGCAACACCGGACAAAGGGCGAGGATTGCGGCAGAGAAATTAATTGAATTTGGATTTCAAGACGTGTATTACATAGCGGGACACTATTCAAGTCTCATGTAAAATATAAGTAATACAGAATAAAACAATACATACACTGAATAAACACACAAGTCATAAAGACTCCAATATATAACATTCAGTGGTATCCCTGTTGAACAAAATATTAAATGTCCAAATAAACATGGGAGTGAATATTTGTTATTATCTGTGCAAACTACAATCACCGATAATATAAAATTTGTTACCTGCAATATATCATTGAAAAATACAAAAATAGACAAAAAGTGTGACACTACCATGAGTTTCATATACTCCCACGCACCACTTTCAAATTTCCATGTGCGATTATGAAAAGTACGCGGTATCAATTCAATCACAGTTTCTATATCTTCTTTACCTTTAGCCAAACACAGAGATTTATCTGGATTCATAACCAAATACCAAACATCTCGCATATCTAAATTCTGCGTTTAAACTCTAAGTATCATGCTTTGACTTTGTTCCAGTCACGCTTAATTTCCTTTGAAAGTTTGTTAATCTTGTCACCAAGCTTTTGTGCACTCTTAATGTCACCCTTTTTGTAAGCCGCAGATTGTTTGTCAAACAATTTATTAAGCTTCTCCTGTTTTTTACCAGCTCGTGCAAATGTTTTATTGATTTGAATCTGCCTCTCCTTGAGTTGATAAAGTTTCAAAAGTGGGTTAGCCATTTAATGTAAGGTTATATATTATTTCAAAACTCAGTGGGTATGTATTTTACGAGATCACTCGCCGGATGAGACACATCATCTATCAATACATACTCTGGATCTATCAAATTGTTATAGTTTATAAGTATTTCTTCACCGTAATTTATGTCTCGTGTAGCGTACAATTTACCAAAAAATCTACCATGTTTACTCTCAAATTTATAATCATGAAGTGCATTTGGGTTATCATCGTGGTTAAGAAGACAATCCCAATATGGAAAAATGTTGTGCTTCACACCAAAATGACATAAATGTTTAGTTGGTACAAAATTTATGTGACCCACACCAGTGATTATATTCACGTCTCCTTCTGGTATTTTACAAATAGGAAATTCATATATGACTTCACCATGTCTTATATCCCTTGTCGTAATCATACCCACCCCCTTTCCTTCATAAAAACGAAAGTCAATGAATTCGGGTGTATATCTATCTATATAAATATTCATATACTATACTGAATCTTTAATATTTAACGCTTCAGCCGCAATAGTGTATCTTGTGACGTTAGAATTGGGATCCCATCTAGGAGGAGAATGCACATCACTCGGTGAAAACATGTGCCACACAAAAGGGGTTGCATCACCAACAATTTCTTTTTCACCCCGTTTAAACATGGTTCCATGCGCAAATCTATCCAAGTACATCACACCACATTGAAAACATCGACCCTCTTCTCTCTCTTCGCCATGTGTATGCCATCCGGGGTATTTAGCGTCTTCTACTCCAGGTCTTTGTATGTATGCCCACGCTCGTATGAAATTCGGTTTTTCTTTACACGATTCAATAAAAGATTTTTTTATAGTTTCCCAATGTTCAGATGTATGTTCAAATAATTTTGGCCAAGTTTGTATACCTGGTACATTTGGTTGACCATGAATTTTTAAAGAATTTTCTATATCTCGAATCAATTCACTCTTCATAATACATTCATAAACCCAAAATTTTAACTAAGAACGAAGTCTTTTTAATCTTTCCATTTCTTTGTTTGGAAATACAGTGAGTTGATTCACTGGCCCCTCTAGATATACCTGACCATGATTCTTTATTCTGTCGTCTTTCATGACCTGATCTACCCTGACTATATTTACTCGAGCCATCCTATATTTAGCAGACTTGCTATAATAAACTGCAAGTGTAGCGGCATCTTTCTTTGTTTCTCTAGGTAACACGTCGTCTTCACAACACACGACTACATGAGATCCAGCACCCCCATCCACGTGAATCCACCATTCATTTGGGAAACTTGACTGAGTGAGTGCATCATTATCTTTGGCATCCTCACCCACCTTAATGGTGATACCATCGATAGATTTGAATGTCCGCATAAATTATTTAGAAGGTTTATCTTTATATAAAACATGGCGAGAACGACTACGACTACGAGGGAACAGACGTGGAACAAGAGGGACAATTACGTACTGAAAATGTTCACATGGCACTTGTATAAGTCATTACATAATATCGAGTTCTTGGCGGCATATGCGTACATGCGTATGGTCGAAACCAAATTTGTGGTTAAGAAATTGAAAAGGAGCGATCTGAAGTTTGTTCAATCTTACTAAATGCGATTTTCTTGATTCGCGCCTTCATTCGTTCGATGTGATCCGTGGAAATGAGAACACAGTTTTCCACAAAAATCTTACCTCGATATTCCACCACGAGGGGACCACCGGTACCAATAGTCGCGTTAAGGATGTTCAACATGTTTGATTTATTAAAGTGTCTGTGTGCAACTTAGGCTATTTTTATTGATTTGTTAATGTATATGCACGTGGTTCTAAAGCCAAGTCCCACTCTCACACACAAGTACAGGGTTACTCTCCCAAACAAGAAGACCTTAGACATTGGATCCAAGGAGTCCCTCGATTACACAGATCACGGAAATCCACGGCTTATGAGAGCACATCTTCTCAGACGTGGTGCACAAATACCAAAGGATGTGAGAATAGAGACAGATCCATACGAAATACACAGAGGTATGCTTTACGCAGACACCAGCACGGAAGAAAATTGGGACGATCCCTTTCGTGCGGGGTATTGGGAGAGATGGCTCCTTTGGAGTTATCCAAACTTAAACCAAGCGCAGTTATGGTTAACCATGCGCAAAGGGATTCTATTCATGCCCACGGAAGAAATGCTTTGGTTCTGTGATGAACGAAAAAAATTTTAAACGCCGGTAGAGCCAAAACCACCAGAACCACGATCCGTCTCAGTGATTTCACTGATTTCACGAACACTTGGTGTTTCACATCTCTCCAAAATGAGTTGTGCAATTCTATCACCCTTCTTAATCTCAAACGGCGTGTCACTGTGATTAAAAAGCGCGACCTTAATTTCACCCGTGTAGTCCGGATCGATAACACCTGCACCTACATTGATACCATGTTTTACCGTAAGTCCGGATCTTGGTGCAACCCGACCATATACATTTACTGGCAAAACAATTGAGATCCCCGTCCCGACAAGATGCCGTGAGTTATGTGGTACACAGCAATCCTCGACACTGTATAAATCATATCCAACAGCATGAGTAGAACCCCGAGTTGGAATAATAGCATCTTCAACCAATTTCTTCACGCAAAGTTCGCTCATTTATGTATAGGGGAACGTAATCTTTATCCCTATTTGAAAATACCAAATTTCCTTTTTGAAACAATTCGTTCAACATGTTCGCATGGAATTTCGCGTTCTAGAAATAGCCACAGATTGTGATTTTTACATTTTTCTATTATATGCTGCTTATACTTAGAATGTGGCTTGCATAATTTATTATTTGCGTACTCTCTGTTTAATTTTTCTAAAAGTTCTTCAATTTCTTGTATACTTTTTGTGCCGTCTAAGTATTTATAAATCTTAGTCACATTATCTGTAAAAAGATCTCTGTTAAAGTTTGGTGAACGACACTTTGAACTCTTGGATATAAAAGACTTGTATTTTGTCTCATATTTTTTTACCAATTTCAAAACTTCATCCTTTATATCGGAAGATTCTTCCAAGAATATTTCAGGTACATCCACAGCCTTATTTACATTTAAAAAACTTTGATAAACATCATCATTTGTGGCGTTAAATATCACGTCAACGATGCAAACTGCATCCAATGCCTGGACTCGATTCAAAACTTCCCGACGATGGTTTCCATCGTAGCAAACAAGTCCCTCATCTTTGAGTTCAGCAATATGAATAATACGAGGTATGTAACCTCCAGAATTGTAATAGTCACACATTTCTTGAATGCGCTCTTCATCGGGAAGTCTATTTCTAGACCACTTTTTACATAGCGGAGCAACATGTTTAAATTTTACATGATATCCGACGTGTGACCCACAGCGATAAATTTCGGTTGCAAAAGATTTAAATACATCCTCCATTTAAAAAAATTAATTATAAAGGGAGTGTAATCTTTATCTCAATTAAGGAATACGCAAATTATTTTATAAATGTGGTCCATTCACAACGCGGTCGTTCGCGCATCGTCTGAACCAAGAAATGATTACGATAAACTTAAAAAACGCATCAATCGC